TGTTCTCTATTTTAGTCAGTCCCTGTAAATTTTATTCCTCGACTACCGCAATACCGATATCTGCAAGTTCGAGTTGTTCCTCTGTTACTCCACGATTCTTGGCCTCTGCCCTTCGCTTGATATCTTCAAACGTTGGAGCATCGCCTTGCTTTCGTCCCGAATTCTCGTCAAGGTCAATTCCCTTGAGAGCGGCAGCAAACTTTTGCTTTTGATATTCCTGCTCCCTGTACACGTCCAGAAGAATCTCTACTTCCTGGAGCGTCAGATTTTCCTCAAGTTCTTCAAAGTTCTTCCACATTCCGAGCAGGAATACCTCAGCCTCAATTTTTGCTAGGTCTAGTTCTTCCCAAGTGCTTCCGCTGCCGCCGCCAGAAGATTTGGGTCGTTCAGCTTAACGCCTCCACAGACCTCAAGAATCTTATAGATGGTTGGCATGTCTACCGCGTCCTCGTAAGCCTCGGTAGCCTTCTCCTCGTCGGCGTCCCAGAACTCTGGACGAGCCTTCGCTACACAAAGAGCAGAAGCGGCGAGAAGAATCTCAAATCCCTCATCGTCATTAGCCGCAGTGGCGAAGCCCTCCATGGTCTTCATGAACTTACGCAGAGCCTTAATGTTCAGCGGCTTAAGCGTAATCTTGCTATCATCCTGGAGAACAATCTCCTCGACGGTGTAAACTGTTGTTGCCATTCTAGCCTTTCCTTCCAGTAATGATTCTATATTACCATGGATACCTGGAAACACAAAATGAAAGACCCCCGGTTTTCACCGGGGGTCCTCATTTAGCTCATTCTAGGCTCAGACGTTACGGTCGCGAATAACGCCGTACTCCTGGCCAGCGAAGTTAGGGTCTGGAAGCAGACGGAAAGCCACTGGGAATACCGTCGCCTCGTTACGCCTTACGCTGTGCGCCGAAGCCTCAACAGATAGAACACGACGTGCGTGGTAAATGCGCTCACGCTTTGCGTTGTCCGCAGCAGCGCGTGGTCCAGGACCAACAGCTACTAGGGAACGCTCAACTGGCTCATCACCAAGAGCACCCGCCGCGATTCCAAGGGTGTCAGCCGTACCACTTGTGGTAAGGGTGGAAGTACCCTGACCCCACGCAACTAGAAGGTTCTCTAGAGAAGCCTCTGCTAGGGTGGTGTTGATGGTTACTCGCATCGACTGCTTGAACAGCTTTGCCGAGTCCAGAAGCTGGTCAACCTCTACCTCTCCAAAGTCTGGCTCGTAGGAAATCTCAAGACCCTCGGTCGTGAATCCTGCGTGACGCCAATCCGCAGAAGCGGTGTCTAGAGCCGTAGTGAAGCTAGAACCCGCCGCTGGGGCGGTTGGAAGCACTGGAGCCTCGTAGCCCGCAGCAGTGCTGTCTTCGGCTGAAATGTACAGTGCAGCCGCACCGATGATGATGTTACGTACCTGATATGCCATTTTGAAATGTCACCTCCATTAAAGTTGTTGTGTGTGCTGGCTAGGCACTTCCTCGTTATATAGGTATAATACCGTCGCCAGAATTCTAAAGCAAACTAATGCTTATACTCGGAGCCCCGTGGCTCCTGTTTCCATGTCCATGGTGTATTCATAATTGATTACGACCATAGCTCCTTGACGACCGCCCTCGGAACTGAATTCATCAGGACCGGAAGCACTCGTAAGCTGTACGAACTTGAAATCAAAGCGCTTATCCGTTGTGGTAGCGTTGTTGATGTCCCTAGCCGTCCAGTCAACCCGCTTTAGCAGGTCTACCATACGGCCCTGGATAGCTCGAAGTCTTTCCTCATTGTTGTCATAAATGACGTATGCACACTGCTCTCGGCACAACCACCATTCGGACGAATAACCGCTCGTAATGTAGTTGTACACGATAAATGGTGCTCCTCCGGTAATACCGCTGGTAGCATCAAGAAGTAGTGGCTGCTGCTGTGTCGGGACGACTGGAACTAGATTAACCTTGCCTGTACCGTAGGCAGAGAATGCCCTTGTAGGTGTCCTGTTAATACCCGCCGGATATTCGTAGTCCTTGAGGTCATTCCACAGGTACTTGTTAATCTGGTGCGCCCCCACCGTTCGGTAATCAGACACCGTAAATCAACCTTTCTCGTGCCCTTGCCTGGGCAATGTAATTTGCGGAGCGAGCACGGAGATACTTCTGTGCCGCTGCCTTTCCTGCATTGTGAGCTGCATCGGAGTTTCCGAGAACCTGCATGGAAACCGTCTTGCGACGAAACCTCCGGGTTACGGACTCAATGGGCATGCGCCCCAAGTCCTCTTCCAGAACCTTTTTTACCCGGCCCTCAAAAACCTGAGAGGACCCGGAGCCAGCCCACCAAGAAACATATTCCCTCGTAAAAGCTCCCACGACCTGAGAGCCGCCAGGGTTCGTTACCCTGATAGGTTCATCCGTGATGACCCGCATCGGCTTTCCGTTCTCGTCCTCATCGAACGGACCTGGGTACCTGTCCTCGGGATTCGTTGGTCCCGTGAAGTACACCAGGAACTTTCCACGCTTCGGAGTAATTGTCAGGGGGACTCCAGCTTCCATCATTGGAGCCTTCCAGACAAAGACGTGAATCTGCTTGACGCCAACCTCGGCAAAGTCCTCTCGGACCGGAACGGTCTTCTTGGACGCTCGCCACTCGAATGTCGCCACTCGGTTGTTTCCATTACCGACAAGCTTATTAGCCCATAGCTTTCCGATTGGATTTCCAATCATTCCCCATTCAAATACGTGGTGGAATCGAGATGGCTGAGAACCGGCCACCACTAGCATGTGGTCGTCAAATTCCTCTGACATCAAGGCATGGGTATACTTGAGAACCGAGCCTAGATATCGGTTTGACTTGACCTCGGTCGAGAGACCTGTCAAGAGACCGGTGAGAGCCTTAGCCTCATCCGTGTCCACATTGAATCCCACATACTTACGTCCAGCCATTACTGTACCTCGGAACGCTTAGCCAGAACGATTTTCTCTACGACGCTTCCGAATCCATCGACAACCGGCGAAATTTTGAACACGTCGAAGGTCGTGGCTGGATTGCCCTCAACCTCTGGAGTCGTCCAGATAACCTGGCCCTTGCGGGTGCGGATATTCGTCACCTTGTCTCGCAGGGTGACGTTTGCGTTGACTGGCATGGTAAGCTTGACCCATTCCTCGTTGAGGTATTCCTCCGAGAAGACTTCTGGGCGTGCTCCGGTAGCCCGAGCCATACATGGCACATTCCTGACCACGTTGCCCTCGGTCTCTGGGGTGTCAGGATTATCCACAACCCACACCTGAACTAGAGCACCCGAATCTGGGTCCTGGACATATTCCCAGTGACCCCCATTTTCCTCCGAGGGTGCTCCCTCGGGCTTCACGATGTCTGCCAGCATGGAGAACTTGGCACTCGATAGACAGCGCATCAAATCACCGTCATTGTGGTACGTCGGTACTGCTCAAGAAGCTGGTCAGCAACCACGCTTCCCGTGCCTACGTATGCGCCTGGGGTGAATTCGTATCGCCATCCGTCACCGGAGATTGCCTTGAGATAGCGGTCTCGGTAAACGGTCTGTGGGCATAGGGCCTCTTCAATGAGAATGAGAGCTGCTTCCTTTACGCCGGAAGGCACCTCGTCATATCCCCATACTCCATCAATTGTATAAACGATATTATCCCTGAACCCGCGATAATTCCACACAGAATCCGGGTCTCGGATGACATTCTCGAATACGTAATCCCCTTCGGGGGTTGGATTCGAGACGCCCACATACCAGCCATCACCACGAACAGCATAGAACGCCATATTTGGAATAACGCCCGCACCAGTCAGCGTCGTAACACTAACCAGACGCTCTGGAAGCTTGAGCTGAATATCTCCAGCTCCGATTACCTGACGCTTACCGACGAACCGACCGAACTTCTGTCCGGTGTGGTTCTCGATGACTCCGCGAACCCTGCGCTCTGCACGAGTAATCTCGGCATTTGTCGCATAGGCGTTGATGTCTGGAATTGCCGCATGAATTTCGTCCAGGGTTACATATGGCGTAACGACCTTGACTGGAGTGTCATGGGTGTAGAGCTTGGATACTCCACCTTCGCTGTAGTTAAACCTCCACTTAACTACGAATTCTGAGTCCTTGTTGACAAGGCTGAATGGGAGAGTGACCTTATAGCCGCCCGAAATTGCGGTTACTGTGGGAAATGTGTGCAGGACCGTGGAGCCATCGACAGCAGTAACGTCGATAGTTCCTGTGCTTGGGGTTACCGGAACCTTAAGGGTAACCTCTGCTAGTTCATTCCTGTAAATTTCCATGTCGCCAGTATATCACGATTCGGGATATAACACCTAAAAGCAAATACCCCCGGCTTTCGCCGAGGGTATTGATTAGATGGGCTGCATGGAGACCAGAGAAAACGTACTGTACGTTTTATCGGCGTTTCCGACCACTCCGGTACTGGCTCCGGTATACAGACTTAGTGCCACTGTCTGCCCCATGGACAGATAAATGGGAGCGGATTCGTGAACCTCAAGCCCGCCAGTAGTATGCGAACCCCTGGAAATCACAACCTGAGATGTCGTATCGATGAGAGATACCGAAGCATCCGCAGAGATAGCTCCAGCAAACCTCACACGGCCATCCCACATATACCATCCATCCGCAGGAACGGTGATAGTTCCCGCTCCGACATTCACGGTGTACCCCTCATTTCGAGAGATTGTATCGAATACACTTGCCAGGTTTCGACTTCCCGATGCCGCTGTTGTTACGTCAAAGCTATTCCTGGACATCTTGACTCCGCGAACTACCTTAGCATCGGTGGCCGTCTTTCCAAGAACCATCCAACCAGCATTAGCTACCCTGGTTACTGGACCAGATACTCGAAGCACATACTGTAGAGACTGACCGGGATTCTGCGTAACCTGAATGAAGTAATTCTGACTGGAGCTAACCGCAACAGTTACCTGAGATGTTTTCGCACCATTGAAGTCTTCATTCTGCCCAATTCTGGTTAGGCTAGCCATTCCCGGATTAGCATTAAATCCGCCATCGTAAATCGAAATCTGAGTATCTACAACACCGACCTGTGGGTCAATGATATTTCGTGTCAGTCGCGTATCAACAGTCAAGGAGCCCGAGGAAAGTGGCGTGTACCTCCACCAAACCGACCTAATACCATTGACGTAAGCCGATGGCTCTGATGTCTCCAGTGTTGCGTTTGCATTGTCAATGTATTCAGAGACGTATGGAGTGCCCGCCGAGCCAATATTTACCCACAGAGGATTCGCATAGGCATCTCCCACCGAGCTTGACGCATTGATAACATTGGAGGGTGTTCCTGTAACCGACTGTCCGAGGGCATACTGAGTCGGCTGTGGAGCTTGCTCATTCGATGCGTGGGATGCCGTAGCCATGTAGCTGTAACCATCATGGGTGACTACTGCTCCGGAGCTGTAGTTGTTCGGAGCCATCCAAGCTCCTGTTGGAGAAACAGGGAATGTCGTCCACGAGGCATCGCCATCAGTAGCACTATTCTTGCGAAGATACTGACCTGTCGTACCACCGGCCGGAAGTCCACTTCCAGCACCACCTTCACCAGGAGGACCCTGTGGTCCCTCTGGACCAACAAGGGAATCTAGCCACTGAGCTTCGGTGCCGACGAATCCATTATCTACGGCTACCTCATAAGCACTCCTGCCATCAACACCAGGAACACCCGGCGCTCCATCAGCACCGTCCTGGCCATTAGTTCCGGGAGCACCTGGGGCTCCATCGGAACCGGCTGGTCCAGGGGCACCGTCTGCACCCTTGAGAGAAGCTAGCCAATTGGCCTCAGTGCCAGAAAATCCATTATCGACAGCAACCTGGTAGGCACTTTTTCCGTCCGCTCCATTTTCACCAGGAGCGCCTGGGGCACCGTTCGTGCCAGGAGCGCCAGCAGCTCCCGCAGGTCCAGGAGGACCGGGAACGCCAGGAACACCGAACGTGAAATTCGGTAGAGGCGTGTGCTCAATGCTGACGCTACCCGGTTCCTGAATAGTAATTTCGATATCGATTGGTTCGTTAGGAGTGCTCACTTAGTAATCTCCTCGTAAACCTTGACATCACCCGCGAAATGGGTGCGATTCTTTCCATCTGCGGTGGTGGTCTGAAAGTCCCAGATGTAATCCCCACCAGGAATAGTAGAGGTTACAGAGCTGGGAAATTCAACGAAAATGGTACCAGCCGCTGCATTAACGGTGCACTCGGCATCGAATGATTCGGTGGCATTGTAGTTGGTGCGGACGCTGCACTTAGCTGTGTAGCCCGCGAGGTCAAGCGGATTCGCCTGACTGTCCCTTAGCGCGACCATAAAGCTAATGTAGTCACCACGATATAGCACAAGGTCCTGATTCGCTGGAAGCAAATCCTGTCCGATTGGTGGTCCAGCCGGAACGCCAGGGAATACGATATCAGCCATAGAACTCCTGGGCCTCCCTAGGCGTGGCATAGCGGAAGCCCTCAACGTTCTCCACAATCCATTCAGCGTCGGACTCAGCCACTACAGAAAATGGGTGGTCCTTGGTAAAACGGTAACCGCGAATCTCATAGGTTGGGTTTGCACGGTTCATCCTCAAAAGCGCCTGCGGCTCCTCGGACTTAGCCTGAGCATCAGCAACCTTCTTCTCCTCGCGAAGCTCGGCGTCCTTCTCAGCAACCTGCTGGTCCAACTTGGTAGCCTGCTCCCAGGTAACACCGTCCTCAGCGAGGGCAGCAATAATGACAGCCTTGGTGTCGGTGGACTTGGCGTCAGTGCCGAACTCCTCGGCAATCTTTAGAAGGTCTTCCTTCTTCAAAGTCTCAAAACTCATAGTGGGTGTTTGCCCATCCTTCCTATATCTTATGTTCAATATAGCAGAATTTGAAGCTCAAGGCAAACGAAAGAACCCCCCGCCGAATGGCGAGGGGCTCAATCACTGGATGGATTAGGCAGAGACCTTGATGTTCTTTACGACAACGAAAGCGTCTGCGTTCTCAATCTGAGTACCAACACGGCAGTACATGGTGTACTCGATTGTGTCCTTCTTTGGCTTGAACTCGCGGTAGACCTGAATCTCGCGCTTCACGCCCCACAGCATGTTCTGTGGGAAGGTCAGCCATAGGTCACCGTGGTCACCCGTTGGAGTAGCGTAGTCTCCGTCCAGGGTCTCCTCGAATAGAGGAACCTCCTGGGTTGGGATACCGAAGATAGGTAGCGACTGGAATCCAGCAGGACCCTCAGTACGAACACCGTTACGGGTTACGCCCTCAGCCACGTTCTCAAGCGAGATTAGGGCACCATCGGTCTGGGTTAGACCGTATAGGTAGTCCTGAATCAGGTTAGAACCGACGAAGAACTTAAGACCGTTACGACGCTGCATGTACTTACGTGGCATCGCCTT